TTAGGTGTTGCCTCAACAGAAGTATTTGCCAAATTTGAAGGATTGGATGTTAGTACTGATAATCCTGGATATGCAATTATTAATAGTGAAATTATTAAATATACTTCTGTTGGAACTGGTAACATAGTAATTGCTGCATCTGATGGTAGAGGTGTGGATAATACAATTACTTCCGCACACAATTTTGGTGATGTTATTAGAAAGTATGAGTTAAATGGAATTTCTCTGAGAAGAATAAACAATCCTATTCATACAATTTCTCCTTTGGGACTTGAGGCAGATAGTTATCATATAGAAATTGATAGATCAAATACTAATGGTAAAGATAGAGATTCTGATACAGGAAGTATACCTCAAGTATCATTTAATTCTGATGAGTTTGCTGGAGGAAATGATGTATTATCTTCAGAAAATATTTTATATAATGCAGTTATTCCAACTTATGATTTCATTACTCCTGTTGGAGGAAATGAATCTGTATTTACAGATATTTCTGCATCTATAAGGACAACAACTGGCACAAGTGTAAGTGGAAATGAATCTTCATTTGTTGATAATGGATATCAAGATGTTGCTTTAAACAGATATAATACATTAAGAAGCGTAAGAATGGTCGCATCCAAAGTAAATGAAGATCAATATCTAACAAATTTACCTAGAAATAAATCATTTACAACTAATTTGACATTAATTTCCAATAATGAAAATTTATCTCCAATAATTTATTTGAATGGAGGTTCTTCCACTGAATTTATTAGTAATAGATTAAATCAACCATTTAATCCTGATGCATATGGTTCAAATAAGTTAATTAGAACTACTAATGAGGATCCTCATTCTTCGGTGTATATTTCTCAAGATATATCACTTAAAACTCCATCAACATCATTAAAAGTTATTATAGCAGCATATCGACACGAATCCTCAGATTTTAGAGTTGCTTATAAATTAATGAGAGAAGATTCAACTTCTATAGAACAAACCTTTGAATTGTTCCCAGGATATAAAAATTTAAATTCTAATGGAACTGTTATTGATCCAGCAAAAAATAATGGAAGACCTGATTCATTTGTACCACCAAATCCTGATGGTCAATATAGTGAATATGTATTCAGTGCCGATAATTTAGATCAATTTATTGGATATACAATAAAAATAATGATGTCTGGTACTAATCAGGCTTATTATCCTAAGATTACAGATTTAAGAACCATCGCATTAGCATAATATGATTAGAGTAGAAGGACACTCCCACTTATATCGTGATAAAAAAACTGGTGCTATACTTAATACAGATAATGTGGGATATCAAAATTATTTAAAATCTTCCAAAATTGCTGAAGACAAGAAGAGGGAACTTGATAATATGAAAAGAGATATTGATGATATTAAAAGTTCTTTAAAAGAAATTTTGAATAGACTTACATAAATATATCCCTAAATACTAATTAGATAACAATATATTGAAGTAAATGGCTGCTGTATATGTTAGTAATATTGTAATTAATCAAGGAGCTGATTTTTCTCAAGTATTTAATTTAGCTGATGCATCAAATGATAAATTTGATCTTACTGGTTTTATCCTTTCGGCACAAATGAGAAAACATTCGGGTAGCAGTGTAAGTGTTAATCTTAATCCAACATTGGTATCACCTTCAACTGAAGGTGGAGTCAGAATAACTTTGACCGATATTCAAACATCTGCATTAAAACCAGGTAGATATGTTTATGATATTTTAATTACAGATAATACTGGAATTAAAACAAGAGTCGTTGAAGGTTCGGCAATAGTTCGGGAGGGAGTAACCAGATAATGCCAGATATAAAAGTTCGTGTAGGACAATCAGACGCCATTAAGGTCACTTCTACTGGTCTTCAAAGAAGTGACATTGCGTTTAGTGTTAGTGGTGGCACAGCTAATGTAACTGAATTAGATGTTTCTGGACAAAGTAATTTAAATTCTTTAAATGTAACTGGCATAACGACTTTTAAATCAGACACCTTAGGTGTAACTGGAATTATTATTGATGGACTAAATGAAACATTAAAGGTTGGAACTGGGATATCATTTACATCAAATTCTATCGAAGTTGATGGTTCGGCAAACTTTAAAAGTTTAATTGTTTCTGGAATATCAACACTCAATTCTAGTGGTGGAATTACAACTACTGGAGGTGATTTATTTGTAGGTAGTAATTTATTTCTATCAAATGATGCTCTTATTGGAAGACATTTGCGTGTTGTCGGAGTGTCTACATATGTTGGAGTGGCAACTTTCCAGAATAATGTATTTGTTGATGGAACATTAACTGCCGGACTCATAGATGGAGGTTCATTCTGATGGCAAAACCAAGTACCAGACAAGAATTAATTGATTATTCTCTCAGGAGACTTGGTGCTCCAGTATTAGAAATTAATGTCGATGAAGATCAAATAGATGATTTGGTAGATGATGCCATACAATTTTATAATGAGAGACATTATGATGGTGTCGAAAGAATGTATCTCAAGTATCAAATTACTCAAGATGATATTGATAGAGGAAGAGCAGGAGGTTCTGGAGGAGTTGGTATAGTAACAACATCCGCATCTTCCACTATTGTTGGAGCAGCTACTACTTTTAATTTTTATGAGAATTCAAATTATCTTCAAGTTCCTGATTCAGTTGTTGGTATCGAAAAAATATTTAAATTCGACACTAGTTCTATTTCTGGTGGAATGTTTAGTATAAAATATCAATTGTTTTTAAATGATTTGTATCAATTCAACTCTGTTGAGTTGTTGCAATATTCTATGACAAAAACTTATCTTGAGGATATTGATTTTCTTTTGACCACAGAAAAACAAATTAGATTTAATAAAAGACAAGATAGATTATACCTAGATTTTGATTGGAGTGCTCAAGAAAAAGATACTTACTTAGTAATTGATTGTTATAGAGCACTTGATCCTGCAAACTTTAATCAAGTTTTTAATGATAGTTTTGTAAAACAATATCTTACGGCACTTATAAAAAGGCAATGGGGACAAAATTTAATTAAGTTTAGAGGAGTTAAACTTCCTGGAGGAATTGAATTGAATGGTAGGGAAATTTATGAAGATGCTGAAAGAGAAATAGATAATCTCAGAACTAAAATGATGCAAGATTATGAACTACCACCTTACGACTTTATTGGATAATGGCACTCAATCCTTTTTTCTTACAAGGTTCACAAAGTGAACAAAGACTGATTCAAGAGTTGATTAATGAACAACTCACAATTTATGGTGTTGAAGTCATTTATCTACCTCGAAAAATTGTAAATCAAGATACAGTTTTAAATGAAATACAATCGTCAAAATTTGATGATAACTATGCCATAGAAGCATATGTAAACACATATGAGGGATATGGTGGTGCTGGAGATATTATGACCAAATTTGGAATGAGTTTAAAGGATGATCTTACTGTAACCATTTCAAAAGAAAGATTTGAGGATTTCATTGCTCCATTTTTAGGGGAAGATGGTGACCTGTTTGATAAAGATGCTAATGACGATGAAATTAATGTAGCTGGTAGACCAAGAGAAGGTGATTTAATATATTTTCCATTAGGTGGAAGATTATTTGAAGTAAAATTTGTTGAACATGAACAACCTTTTTATCAGTTAGGGAAAAACTATGTTTATCAATTAAAATGTGAACTATTTGAGTACTCAGATGAACTTGGTGGATGGGATCAACTCAACACCACTACTGAAGAAATTGACAGTGTTCTTGAAGATCAGGGATATATTACTTCAATATTGATGATTGGAGCTGGAACAACAGCACAAGCAATTGCTTATAACGGAACTGGGTATGTAAGAAAAATATCTTTGACTGATGATGGAAATGGATATACATCAACACCAGTAGTCTCTATATCAACTTCTCCAAATGGTGATACTCTTGCAAATGCAACTGCTGTTGCAATTACAACAACATCGGGAAATGTACAATCAGTAAAAGAAATATTATTAACAAATGCTGGATTTGGATATACAGAAACACCTACAATATCAATTACAGGTGGAGGTGGATCCGGTGCAATAGCTACATGTTCGATTGAAACTACAGAATTTGGTATAGTTAGATTTGATGTATCACCAGGATCAGGTTATCCAGTACCACCAGTAGTTGTAATAGGAGCACCGACAAGTGCTGGTGCAGAAGCAACAGCTATAGTTAATGATAGTGGTAATGTTATTGGATTTAATTTATCAACTGGTGGAAAATTTTATAAACATGCTCCAAATGTTACAATAGATGCTCCACCAACAGAAGGTGTTACTGCAACTGCCGTTGCTTTAATTAATTCTGGTATAGTTACTGGATTTGCAATTACAGATGAGGGTGCAAGTTACACCTTAGCATCACCACCAACGGTAAGTATTGGAAATACTTTTGGAGATAAAGATTACTCTTCTTCCGGATTAACAACTGCTATTGTAAGAGCAAACGTTTCTGCCGAAAATAAAGTAACTTCAATTCACATTGTGAATTCAGGATTTGGACATACTTCTATACCATCGGTAATCATAGCAAATCCTCCAACTACAGGAATTGGAACATTTACCTTTAATGAACTTGTTACAGGTTCAATTTCTGGTGCAAAGGCCAGAGTTAAAACATGGAATAAATCCAATAATGTTCTTAAAGTTGGAACAACAAATGGAACATTTGTTCCGGGAGACGTTATTGTTGGATCGGCATCATCTGCAAAATATTCTGTTGATATTGTTCAATCTGCAGAATTTGCTGATAAATATGATAAAGGTGAGCAAATAGAAACATTGGCAGACACCTTCTTGGATTTTACAGAAACTAACCCATTTGGTACATATTAATGTTAGGGACTTATTACTATCATGAAATAATGAGAAAAACAATTGTTGCCTTTGGCACATTGTTTAATCAAATCAATATACGTCATGATGATGCATCTGGAAATACTTACAGTGATTTAAAAGTTCCTCTGGCATATGGACCATCTCAAAAATTTCTTGCCAGATTAGAACAACAGGAAGATTTGAACAAACCTATTCAAATCACTCTTCCAAGAATGTCATTTGAAATGAATAATATTCAATATGACTCTACAAGAAAAACAGGTATTACACAAACTTTTAAAGCAGTTGATAAAACTACTTCTGCCGTAAAAAAAGTTTTTATGCCAGTCCCATATAATATTGGATTTGAACTCAATATTCTTTCAAAATTAAATGATGATGCACTTCAAATTGTTGAGCAAATTTTACCATACTTTCAACCATCATTTAATGTAACAATAGATTTAATTAGTTCTATTGGTGAAAAAAGAGATGTTCCTATTGTTTTAGATAGTATATCATTTCAAGATGATTATGAAGGAGATTTTTCTACAAGAAGAGCATTAATTTACACTCTTAGATTTACAGCAAAAACATATCTATTTGGTCCTGTTGCTGATAGTTCTGAGGGTCTTATTAAAAAAGTTCAAGTTGATTATTATGCAGATACAAATACACAAACTGCTAAACGTGAAGTAAGATATACTGCCACACCGAAAGCATTAACAGATAAAAATGATGATGGCGTCATAAATGAAGCAGATGATGCTTTGCTAACAGCAGATGATGATTTTGGATTTAATGAAACAACTACTTTCTTCTCAGATTCTAGAACATATAGTCCAACTCAAAAAACTGATATTTAATAAATCATGACTGATAATGATATGAATGATATTGTGCCAGTTTCTGGTGAAATTATTCCAGAGAATAAAGATATTCAAAAAGATTATGAATATACACGAGCAAACTTATATTCATTAATTGAGAAAGGACAAGAAGCAATTAATGGTATAATGGAACTTGCCGGTGAAGGAGGTAGTCCCAGAGCATATGAAGTTGCCGGTCAATTAATTAAAAGTGTTGCTGATACAACCGATAAATTAGCAGACCTACAAAAGAAAATAAAAGATCTTGAGGAGGACGGAAATAAAACACCAAATAATGTCACTAACAATGCCGTATTTGTTGGTTCCACATCTGAACTTCAAAAAATGTTAAAACAAGGTTTTCTAAATAATAACACGGATCCAAAATAAAAGATGTCAAAGTGTAAGGCAGGTTATTATTACTGTTATACAGACAAAAAATGTAAACCTATTTCTAAAGGTTTGAGAGTAACTGCCAGATTTTCTGGTGGCGGAAAAGAACCTGAGGAAGTTGGTATTGATAAACCAGTAGAAGGAAATGGAAGTGAAAATGGATCATCTTCTAATGGAGGTGGTGATGGAGGAGGAGTCAGTGAAGGATCACTTCATAAATGGTTTAAAGGATCTAAATCAAAAGATGGTAAAGGTGGATGGGTAAATGTCGTCACAGGTGGAACTTGTGCCAGTGATGAACCAGGTGAAGGAACACCAAAATGTGTTTCATCGTCAAAACGAGCAAGTATGAGTAAGGCAGAAAGACTTTCTGCTTCCAGAAGAAAAAAGAAAGCAGATCCAGGACAGCAACAAAAATCTGGTGCTTCAAAACCAACTTATGTCTCTACCGATAAAAAGAAAATGAAAAAAGAAGAAATAGAAGTAACAGAAGCAAAAGATAAGAAGAGTAAGGGTAGTGGTACTAAAGATGCCTGCTATCATAAGGTAAAGTCTAGATATAGTGTCTGGCCCTCTGCATATGCCTCAGGTGCCCTTGTGAAGTGCCGTAAGGCAGGTGCTGCTAATTGGGGTAATAAGTCCGAATCTGTGGATTACTCGAACTGGAGAGACGACTTTAAGGCAATGAATTATGAGTTTATTGATCTTATTAAACCAGAACCTTTGAATAATGAGCAGATTGATGAAGGACAAAAATGTTGGAAAGGTTATGAAAAGAAAGGAACCAAAAAAATGTTTGGTAAGACTTATAATAACTGTGTGAAGAAAGAAGGTTATGCACCTGGTGATGTGGATCAGAAAGTAGGTGCTGTCACCAGTATTCCTAAGAGTGAGCAAGATGCTGCCAAAGCAAGAATACTTGCAAAGACAAAGGCAAAAATGAAAAAGGGTGTATCGGAAGGAAAATCTGATGGTGATCCTTGCTGGGATACTCATAAGCAAGTAGGTATGAAGAAAAAGAATGGTAGAATGGTTCCTAATTGCGTTCCAAAAGAAGAATTTTCTGATTGGAGATCTGAATTAGATGAAGGAGCTGCCTGGACAAAAAAATCAGGTAAAAATTCTTCTGGTGGATTGAATGAAAAAGGTCGTAAGTCTTATGAAAGAGAAAATCCTGGTTCTGACTTAAAAGCACCATCTAAAAAGAAGGGAAATAAAAGAAGAGCATCATTCTGTGCAAGAATGAAAGGTATGAAAAAGAAACTTACCTCAGCCAAGACTGCAAGAGATCCGGATAGCAGAATTAATAAATCTTTGAGAGCCTGGAATTGTTGATTTAATGTTATGAGTGAAGTATATCTTGGTAATCCTAATTTAAAAAAAGCAAATACACCAATCCAATTCACTGAGGAACAAGTAATT